AAAGTTAACGAAGAAGTCCATAGCAGCTAAATACTTATTGATGAACTTATTTATTATCGGAACGTACTGGCGGATGATCCTAGCCTTGATCCCGTCGTCTCGCATCAGAGCGGCAGCGACGTTGAAAACCTTTCCGTCCTCGACCAGGTCATTGTAAGACTTAATAGACTCGTCTAGCTCCTTCTGTAGGCTCTCAATCTTCTTGAGTTCATCCTCGACGTTGTCAGCCGAGGCTGTCTGCTTTATCTCTTTCTCGAGCATCTCCTTGTAGTTTAATAGAGAGTTGACTTGAGTCATGTACTTGTGAAGCTCCATCTTCTTGGAGTTCACCGTCGTCTTAACCTTCAGCACCTCGTCGAAGCGCTTTCTAGTCTCATCGTACTCGAGAGCCAACTTAGAGATTCCAGAGTTTAGCTCAGACAGCTTCTCGCTCTTCTCTCCGACCATGGTAGCCTTGTGCGTCTCGAGGATGAGCTGCTTGCACGTCGGACACTCGTCGTTGTTATTGAAGAACTCGAGGTCGCCGCTGATGATCTTGACGCGAGCCTCAATCTGGTGTCTGAGCGACTCAAGCTTGGTGGCCTTCTTTGAGAGTGAGAACTCTTCTTCGAGTCCTACCTCGAGAGTTTGAATCTCCTCCTCTATGTCGTGGTATATCGAGGAGTACTTCTGTATCTCAGTGTCGGTCTGCTCGATCCTGTCCAGTTTCTCTTGGACGAGCTTCTCGTTGCTCTCCTGCATCTTCTTGATGTGCTCTTTAGACACGTCGATTAGACGCTCGAGACTATCCTTACTTGAGTCCTGTCTGATAATCTTCTCGTTGTTCTCGGCTATCTTCTTCTTGAGCACTGAGTTCATCTGAGAGAATATCTGGAGGTCAAGCAGGTCCTCAATGATCTCTCTCCTAGATCCAGTAGGAAGCTGCATGAACGGTACGAATGAAGCCGATCCTAGGATCACCACCTGGCAGAAAGACTTGAAGTTTAGCTTCAGGATCTGCTTCTCGAGAACGTCTTGATAGTCGCGCTTGTCGGCGTCCTGATTGATCAAGTTGTCGTCTAGGTAGATCTCAAATAGGTTAGGCTTCAATCCACGAACTATCTTGTAGTTCTTCTTTCCTACAGAGAACTCAATCTCTACGACCGAGTCTTTACCGTTGATCGTGTTTATAAGCTGCGGCTTGTTGATCTTTCTAAACGGCTTGTTGAACAGCGAGAAGCAGAGAGCGTCGAGGATAGTCGACTTCCCTGCCCCGTTGTCTCCAACTATGAGAGTGAGGTTAGACGTCTTAAAGTCTACCTCAGTAAAAGTATTCCCGGTGGAGAGAAAGTTCTTCCACCTTATCTTCTTAAATAAGATCATATGTCACTTTAACTCAAGAGCTTCGGCGTAGACTTCTGTGATGGTCTTGTTCAGCTTCTCTTTGCTGACGTCTATATTCATATTATTAACATACTTCCTAAAAATTGTCAACGTATCTTCTGCCTCATCGACGATGTCCTCGTCCTCGACGAGTCCTAGGTTCAAGTGATCCTCTACGATCTGAAGGTCCGCTGGGTTTACTTTCTCGAGTCTGTCGATGAACATGTCAAACATGTATGGGTTAGTCTTGTTCTTGATGACTACCTTGAGACACATTCCCCTATACGCGTCGAAGTCGCGTGAGTTGATCTCGTCGACGCTCATCTGCGTGTCGTCGTAGAAGATCTTTTCAAACATCCTATAGGGGTTCTCGACGAACTCTAGCTCCCTCGTGTCGGTGTCGAAGATGTGGAATCCTTTCGGATCTCCATAATCAGACCACGTAAACTCTGCATGAGAGCCAAGATAGTGAATGTTACCAGAAGAGGAACGATGATGATAGTGCCCAGAGCAAACAAGATCAAAACGATCAAAGAGACTAGGATCGTCGCCATGACTGACCATGCTCCCTCGATACATCTCAAAGCCCTGTAGCTCAAGGTGTCCCATAGCGACTTGAGCTTTAGTTTTATTAATAACATCGAGAGTCTCCTGTCTGTTGTCATCACAGATCCATGGCATCAGCAGTATGTCAAGCCCGCCGAAGTTAACCTCGGTAGGGTTCTTGTCATATATCGTGATCTTATCGTAGCTCTGAACCAGCTCACGAAGAGCGTTGATCTCGTTCGTGTTCTTGTAGTAAGTATCGTGGTTTCCAGCTACTATATGAACTGACTTTATACTATCATTGCTATTAAGAGGTTCAAGAAAGTCTTTACGGAGCCTTGTTGCAGTATTAAAATTAATGTACTTGCGGCGATCGACCAGATCACCAAGATGCAGAACATGCTCCACACCGTCATCAGCCAGTCGAGGAAAGAATATCCCATCTAAAAACTTCTTGTTCGCATCTAGGAAGATGTGGCTATCATTGCGCACACCCCAGTGTGTGTCAGTTATGACTGCTACTTTCATTATTTTCTCTTGACCGCAGAGATCGACTTAGCAGACTTCTCTCTAGCTATTACGTACTCACAGAAGTCTCTAATGGCCTCAATTCTAGCCATGTACATCTCACGCGAGTTCGGGTTACCGTTATCCTTAATGGACTCGGCCACGTCAATAATAACTTGTGGCACCAGGTGCATCTTACTCTTTATCATAGAACTTCCTCATGATCGTCTTAGGCTTAGGTTCTTTCTTAACCTTCATCTTGCTCTCAATGGACTTGACCAGGTTGTCCATGTACTCGTTGTTGGCAGATATGAAGTCTACGCTCTTAGCATCTTCGACGTCGCCCTGTGCAGCCAACATGCCCATCACGTGAAGGTTTTGAAGAGTCTTGTACTTGACATACAGCTGACGCTTCTCCTTATGAATGCGACGAAGAAAAGCGTAGTAGATGATCTGAGTGAAGTACGAGAACGGGTTGCTGGTCTTCTCTGGATTGAAGTTATCAAAGTACTGTAGACAGTTTTCGATACCATCTGACACCATCTCCTCTCTGAAGGGATAGTTAACGAAGTTAGGTCTCGTCGAGAGACGGTTAGCGATGTTGAGAAGACACTCGCCTACGTAGTTCGGTATCCTCGGCTTCTCTAGCCCGTGCTCTTCTGCGTGCTTGACGTCCTGCTTGTACTTTATGATAGCAGTGTAGAACTTCTTGTTATCGACGTAGTGACGCGGCACCTTCTTTACGGGGGTATCCATATTTGGCATTAGTGGTACCTCCCCTTCTGCTTAGCTAGGAGCTCGACTGCCTCGTTCAAGTCTTCCGAGTCGAACTGTGGCTTCTCTTCTTCCTGTTCTTCCGGTTCAGTTATCAGCTTGGTGTAGTACTTCATTACTTTTTCTGTAGGGGTTCCGAACGCTATGACGTGATCGGCGTTGAGAGTAATTTCTTGTGGTTCGACGAAAGGCATCCACAACCTTCCATAGAAGACGTAGGACTCCTCCGAGGACATAGACATTATTATCTCAATTGGATTCTTTAATGTCAAGGCTTTTTTTCCGGAGCTCGATTCCTCGATCTCTCCCATGATCGTAGTCCCGTCGGACAGGTGCAGTATGGTTGCCATTAGAGCTCTCTGTTTATTACCACGTAGTCGAACTTTTCTTCGTCATAGATCTTCACCCTCTCCATAAAGTGTTTCATAGTGTGGTTGACGTGCGACTTATAGATCAGATCGTCAGCGAAGTCGAACAGCTTAGCCGTCTTCTTGGTGTCAGTTATTCTCAGTCCGCGACCGATGGACTGAAGGGACCTCACCCTAGACTTAGTAGGGGAGGCGAACACGACGTTATGAAGGTTCTTGATGTTGACGCCGGTTGAGAAAGTTCCGTAGCTAGCTATGATGATGGCGCTGTCGTCAGCCTCGACGATGGCTCGTATTTGTTCTCTCTCTTCGGCCTCTACCCCGCCGTGGATGAAGTACACCTTCCTCTTGTCTCCCACGGCAGCATTTATCTTATCATACAACACTTTGCCATGTTTGTCAACATATTGAAACAGCACCAGCGTATTTTCTTTTAGGCTGTACTTGACCATGTTCGTTATAAAGTCGTTTCGACGCTCGTGACGAACCAGCCAGTCTATCTCATCCTGATAAGAAGCACCCTTCAGAAGCTTTCTCTCCTCGTCGGTGTACTTCAGACGTATGACGCTGATGCTGAGGGTCGAGAGGTGCTCGTCGTCCATCAGCTGCTTAGTCGAAGTCACCTTGTGAACTGGTCCGAACAGACCCTCGAGAATCATCTTGTTGGTTAGGGCTCCGTCGAGAGTTCCAGTAAAACCAAACCGATGAGGGCACTCGACGAGCTTCGTCATGATGTCAGTAAGAGACTTAGCCTTGAAGAGATGTGCCTCGTCGCCGATGACGACGCTGAACCGAGAGAACCACGACGGT